GGTCTTCGGTGAAGATGGCCGGCTCCTTCTATGACTCCGTAGACAATCTGGTGTGGGATCCGGACGCCGACGAGTTTGAGGACATCCGCTGGGCTGCGCGCAAACGTGTCCAGCCGGTGGACGAAGTGGCTGCGAAGTTCGGCCTGACCCGCGAGGATCTGAAGGGCCACATCGAATCCTACTCGTCCCGCGCAGATGAAAATGAACGCGGGTATGAGTTCCGCAAGAAGAACGGCAAGACCAACGACCTGATCTGCTACTGGGAGATTTATTCCAAGACTGGGTTTGGTGATCGGCTAAAGGACGCCGACAAGGATCTCAGGGGCAAGTTCGATGCGCTTGGCGTGAACTGCTACATCGTTGTCGCAGAGGGCGTGGACTTCCCATTGAACCTCCCCCCTGCCCTTCTCCAAGAAGAAGTAGACGAGACTGGCATCCCGCAGGAGATGTTCATGCGGGCCCAGTGGCCCATTCCATTTTGGGCGGAACCGGCGGGCTGGCCGTTTACGTTGCTCGCGTGGCACGGCAAGCCGGGCTACTCTTGGCCGATCTCGCTGATTCGCCCTGGTATTGGGGAATTGCGGTTCATCAATTGGGCGATGTCCTTCCTTGCCACCAGGATTGCAGTGTCTTCGCAAACGCTGATCGGCGTGGCAAAGAGCGCGGACCCAGACCTGAAGGCGAAGATCCTGGACAAGGGCGAGAAGGGATTCAACATCATTGAAATCTCCGAAGCCGTTGGCCGGAGCGTGAACGATGTCATCAGCGTGTTCCAAGTTCCTGGTGTCACCCAGGACATGTACAACATCATTGCCGAGGTGACGGCCCTCTTCGACCGGCGCGTGGGCCTTACTGAACTGTTGTACGGCATGACCAGAAATCAGTTCCGGTCGGCTGCAGAAGCGCAGGTGAAGGCTGAACAGATCAGTGTGCGCCCGGACGATTATGCAAATATTCTGGAAGACGCATTGTCCGAGGTCGCCCGCAAGGAAGCATTGCTTGCGCGGTGGTTGATCTATCCGCAAGATGTTGCGCCGGTCTTGGGACCGATGGCTGCGCAAGCGTGGCGGATGCATGTCCAGGGCGAGTCTCCGGATGCGATTGTCAGAGAGTACGACTACCGCGTTGAGGCTGGCAGCGCTCGCAAGCCGAACATCGCAACCCGCATTGAGAACATCACGCAGGCCATGCAGATTTTGGCTCCGATCTCGCAGGGCTTGCTCCAGGCCGGCAGGCCGGAACTGTTCAATGCCCTCTTGGAGGATTGGGGCAAGGCCATGCAAGTGGATGTCACTCGCTACATGGTTCCGCCCCCGCCTCCGCCGCCACAGCAACCCCCGGGCGGGCCTCCTGGCCAAGAGGGCCAGCCTCCAGAAGAGCCTCCGCAGGAGCAAGCACCCCCGCCGCAATAACATGGATATCCCTCGCCAGATCCGAGACGCCGGCCACGAGGCCGTTGAGACGTACAAGAAGGCTCTCCCCCATGGAGAGCGTTGGGCGGAAATGTGCGCCCTCCAGATCGCCCCCGGAACAAGGGGTACGGACAGGGCATTCATGGAAGGCCGCTACAACAACCAGCAACTGGATAGCATGCCGAAGCTCTCGGCTCAGTGGATGGTCAAAGAGGCCAAGGCGGCCGGGATAAACATATCGGGCAAATACTACTGCGGCGGCATCGCGGACAAGCGTGCGTGGAGGGATCCAGAAGCCTGGGTGTCCTCGTCGGACGATGTCCTGCGTGTAGCCCAGAAGCGTAGACTGGTGGTCAAAGGTTCAGTACAATATGACCCTGGCTCTGTGGATCCCCCGAAACGCAAGCTGATGAACGAAAAGATCCTCCGCCGCGAGGTGGCGACGGAGATGAAGCGGCGCCCCGGTGCAAAGGCCGGCGAGGTCCGCGAACGAATCATTGAGAAACACGCCTACCGACCGAAAGGAAGAAACGTATGACCGCCAGTATTGAACGCTTTTCCACCACCGCCGTGATCACGGCCGGCTCCTCTGCAAACACCCTCACACCCAGGTTTCCGTTTGACCGCTGGGCCGGCGGCGGTGTTTTGATCGGCGCCACCAACAGTGCCACGCAGATCAACTGGCATGCCTCCATTGGTCCGGAAAGCACCCCGCTCCAGATTCGATCAGACGGCTCTGCTGTGACCACGGCCGTAACCGATGGAGCCCACCCGATTCCGGATGCCTGCTTTGGCTTCCCCTACATCGCCCCGGTGATCGTCGGCGCCACAACCTGCGCCATGACTGTCACGCTGAAGGGCTAGTCTCTCTCTCACCACAAGAGCGCACCTATGTCCCCGATGAGCCCGAGACTGCTTCGCCCCCGCTCATCTGGCCTCCACCCGGAGGCTGCGTCGTGGCGTACTCGCGTCGTCGATAACGGCGGCACAGTCTCGGCCGCGACACTGAAGGCCGTTTCCGACCTGTGCCGAGCAATCGACAGCGCCGGTATACGCAGTCGCTTTCTGCGTTTGAATGTTTTTGCGGGCGACAACCTGTCGGCCGTGCTGGTGCCGCTGTTTCGGGGCGCGAGCCTGAGCGGAGCGCAGTACGGACTTACGACGGACGCAAATGTATCCGCCGGGCCGTTTGTCAGTGGCGACTACACGCTGGCGACGGGACTCACCGGCAACGGGAGCAGTAAATACCTACAGACCGGCCTCAGGCTGGATCAACTGCCCGCAGGCATCGAAACAGACGGGCATTTGTCTGTGTATGTTCGGACGACGCCGAATAACAACGCCATGATTTCCAGTTATTCGTTTCATTCGACCACTGCGGCGGATCGGCATCGGTACGAGATGGTGCCAAACAATTTCACGTTTGGGCGCGAAACCGGGCAGGCTGGCCCGTCGTCTCCAACGTATCCGGCATTGCAGGTCGGCAGCCGTTCGTCGGCATCGTCGATGTTTACCTATCACAATGGCGTAGCAGGCAGCGAACTAACCTCCTCTATCACGCCCGTCGCAACGAGCATTCCTTTCACCGTGTTCGCCCGCAATCTTGTAACGGGCACGCCGCCGACGGCTGGCTCATACAGCCCGACGCTTTATTTCTCTGGTGCGCTTGGGTCGTATTCGATTGGGCGATCTCTGAACGCCACTGAAGTCACCCGATACACCAATGCGATGAACACATTCATGGCGGCGCTGGGACGCAACGTATGACGCTTTCTGAACTGACGCTCCCGATCAGCCTTGCCGACGCTCGCGGGCTGGCCCTCGTCTTCACGCCCGCGCTGGCTGGCAGGCTCGCGGAACTGCACGCGCAATACGGCTCGCCCAACTGCGTGCCCTTTCCTCGCACGCTGACCGATGGGCGGCTCATGCTGTACGCGGACGTTCTCACAGAGATCGGGCCGGGCGGATTGCTGGAGGCAATGTGGGCCGCAGCGGATAAGGCCGTGCTGGGGCAGGCGGTTGAAGTGCTGCCCTGGTCGGAGGCGGTGGCATTGCTCCCGCCCGATCCGGTGGTGTGACGCTCTTCACCTTAGAGAGAGCCGTTCGATGCCGATGAATCCGCGACTGTTGCGCCCACTCGCCCGACGGCAGGCTTCTGCGCCTCCCTTCTCGCCGTCCTCCGTTGCGGGTCTTGTGGGCTGGTACGACGCCAGCGACCTCGCCACACTGTTTCAGAACTCCAACGGCACGGGGGCGGTTGGAGGCGACGATCCAGTTGGTTACTGGCAGGACAAGAGCGGCACGGGAAATCACGCCACGCAGTCAGGCTCAACTTCGCTCAAACCCACACTCGCCACAGCCTCCACCAACGGCAAGGCGTCTCTTTCGTTCGACAATGATTCGTTGCAGTGTTTGAAGTTTGCGGCGAATCCGCTCGCAGGAAGTGCCGCTGGCACGGCGTTCTACGTTTGTCGCGGCGATCTTGGGGAGGACGCCTGCATCGGCCACCCGCTGGCGAAGTTCGGAGACACTGTTGATGCCGACCATTATCCGTGCGGAGGTTTTGATCACTATTCCTCATTCGGCAGGGACACGCGATTCAGTTTTTCATACGACCCGCCATTTACATCGACGCACGTTGGGGTTGTTATGTCCCGCTCTGCCGACTGGCGATTCTGGTTTAAGGACACGCTGGCGACTACAAAAACCGGCAGCGCCGTCTCTTGGGGAAGTTTCGCAAGCATTGGCGGCAACGGCAATGAATCTGCTGCGGCGTTCTACTACCCTGGAGTTGTGTGCGAGGTTTTGCTTTACGCGGCGGCTGTTTCGGACGCAGACCGCGCGACGATCACAAACTACCTTGTATCGAAATGGGGGATCGCGTGACTTGGTCGTTCAGGGTAGCGATTGTCGTTCCTGCATCCGCCTTGCAGGCGGCCGAGTCGCTCGCGGCTAGCGTTGAGCCGGACCCGTCATGCACAGGGCCGCACTTCCGGATTGAACTGTCTGGCGACGGCCAGCGACCTGCATCCCACCGGGCTCTCTGCACGTTGGCGACAGATGAAATGGTCGCCGCAATGTCGGCGGCATTGCCGAATCTTCCCGGCGTGATGTTTTGGCGATGGAGCGATGATGGATTGCAGAATTCAAACGTGACTCAGGTTTCTGGGCAGGCGTGGTCTTTTGACGCCAGCCTAGACGCGGCCGGTTTGCAGACGGTGCGGGCCGTTACGCCGTGTCCGAGTTGCCCGCACTGACGCTCTTGCACCAGAGTACGGCAATCGCAGTTTGCGATACCGGCCAAACAACCGGCCACGCCTGTTACGGAACCTATGCCAGAGACGTTGCACAGCATAGGTTCCGTAACGGCCAGCAAACAGGCCGCAAAACAGCATTGCGCCCGATGGACAGGGCGGTAGAATCTGAGCCATGCCGACCGTCACGCTCCGCTACCGATTGCCCGACGAACAGAGCGAGTACGATGCCGCGAGGCTGGGCGGCGAGGCTCTGTCAACGCTCTGGGAGATTGACCAGCATTGCCGCTCGCTGCTCAAGCATGGCAGCCCAACGGCAGAGCAGCGGGAACTAGCGGAGGAGATTCGCCGGATGATCCCAGAGGAACTCCTGGAGCATTAGCGTTGTGTGTCACTTTTGATACACAAGCCAAACAAAACTGGCGAAAAGTGACAGTTTTTGCACACTCCGCACATGCGGCATTGTGCCGTACTGAAATCAGACAGAGCAACTCGTAGGGATTTCCGACTAGTTGCGCTCTTGAGCGAACGTCGCGTCACAGGGCCCCATAGGCAGCAGAGCTGGCCTTCTCGGTTCTGCAACCGGCCCTGCCTGGGCAATAGTTAGTATGTGGCCATTTACCGGCGTGGAGCGCGCCATCCGGCGGCTGAGTTTCAGGCTGGTGAGGCCCTGTGGGTTCCGTTGCCGCCTAACCAAGAGGATTGACATGCTGTTTTATGCCGTTTCTGCCGCCCCGCCAGTTGACAAGGACGTTGTTGCCCGCACCCTGACCGTGACCATCAACGGTGAGGTGGCTGACACCAAGTCCTACACCGCGGGGGCCACGGACCTGGGCGAGGTTGCTGCCAAGGAAGGCGATCTGGTGGTCTTGGTGCTGACCGACACCGATGACGCCGGGAACGTCTCTGCACCGGCCGAGCTTTCCTTTACCGCCGCCGACACCCTGCCCCCGGCAGCCCCAGAGTTTGGGGTGACCCTGGTGCGGGAAGAGTGATCCGTTGCTACTTGCTGGCCATGGCCGCCGCCGGGTTCATCTTGGCGGCGGTTTTGGCCGCTTTTCTAGTCATGGCTGCGGGGCAATAGTTCTCAGGAGCCCCCCATGCCGTATCTGACCTATTTCGACGCGGTTGAGCATCTAATCACCTCCTCTTTTGGCGGTCCCCAGGATGCCGAACAGCGGGACATCCGGACGGCCGTCCAGCGGGCGTATTCCGAGGTCACCCAGATCCGGGACTGGGCGTACTACCACGTTCACGGGCGCGTCTACTTGGAGGAATCGCGCACGGGCACCGGCACGGCAGGCGGGGGCGGCGCCGTAAGTTTCTCTTCTGCGCTGTTTGCGGGCTCTGCTACAGGCGAGCCTGCCTCGCACTACACGCTCCGTGTGCGTGACATCAATTACCCGATTGTGTCCTACGTGGACGGCTATGGGGTTTCCATTGCCGACGCGGCGCTGACGTTTCCGCCCGGCACTGCCTGCACAGTCTTTCGTGCGATCTACCCCCTCCCTTCCGACTTCCGCAATCTGGACGAGCCCTCTGATGAATTCAATTGGTGGGCCGGTCTGTATGTCACGCCCGATGAGGCCATGAAGATTGAGCGCGTCTCCAATAGTTCTGGTTCTCCATTCCACTGGACCGTCATCAAAGACCCGGCCACCAACGGCTGGGCGCTGAAGCTCGTCGGCTACCCGACGCATGCCGAGACGCTGGACTTCACCTACCGCCGCACGGCCCGTGGTTTGCGCTATTCCGGCCATGAGGCCGTGGCGCGACAAGGCACCGTCACCGTGACCAACGGGAGCATCGGAGGTGCCGGCACTGCCTTTGCGGCAAACATGGTGGGCGCAATCCTCCGGGTTGGAGACACCACCAATTCGCCGGGCCCCATTTCTTCGATCACGCCGTACGCCGCAGAGGGGATGATTAAGACTCGCTCCAGCGCGACGGCGATGACATGCGACACGACAGTCAGCGCCGCTGCGTCAACCAAGTACCTGATCACAGACCCCATCGACCTGCCCGCCCATATGCACAACGTCATGTACTCAGCGGCTGAGTACTGGCTGGCGCGCATCCGCAATCAGAAGCCGGACAACGCTTTCGCCATGTACCAGCGGGACTTGCGACTGGCGATGGAGATGGATCAGCTTGCCCCGCTCTCTGGCCGGTCGCGTGAGATTTATCACGATGGCGGCTGGAAGAGTCCCCTGAAGCCGGATGCCGGAACATGATCATCATTGACAAGTGGGCCGGACTGGTGACGAACGCAAGTCCGTACGCGATTCCTCCTGGCTCTGCTGTGACGCAAGTCAATCTCCAGGTCATCTCGCCCGGCCAAGTTGTAGTGCGCCCCGGCACGGCGGCGGTGTCGTTTTCCAGCCACACCGGGTCTACGCAAGCAATCGTCCGCGCGTTCCGCTACCCCGGAAGCACTGAAGCTGTTCTGTACGAAAACTCGTCTGGTGTGCTATTTGTTGCAAGAGGGCCATCCTGATGCAGCTCGGCGCTCGCACCACCGGGTCCGTCGTCAGCGTGTTCGTCACTACTGGCGGGACGCAGTACTCCGAGCCTCCCGTCGTGACGTTCGCGGGCAACGCCGCTGGGGTTGCGCACCTTAGATCCACTAGGGTGCAGACACTCGTCATTACCAACGGAGGAACAGGGTACACACAGAGCCCTGCCGTCTCCATTTCCCCCGTGTCCACGCAGGCGACTGTTTCTTCTCTGACGGCAGGCACGGACTCCACGATCCTGACGTTGTCCACTGCCGCCGCCACGACGTTCTCCCGCATCCAGGCCGGAACCTTCGGCGCAACGATCTCGTCGTTCTCCAACGCAACGCAGGTAGTCGTCGGCACAACATCGTTCACCACGGGCGCCGCCACGCTGTACTCCTCTGGAACCGGCGCAGCCGCGACAGCCTTTGCCTACACGGGCCCGCTTCGGCCGATTTCGTTTTTCAAAGGCCGATTCAACGACGCCTACGGCGTGGATGGCATGGGGCGTGGATTTCGGTGGAACGGCACCGACGCGGCCGTTGAGAAGATCGGAATAGAGAAGCCTGCCGTTGGGCCAAAGGTATCCATCTCCAATACCTCCGCCAGCGGATTCTTGGAATCTGTGCAGCTTGTGCAGGGTGGTGCTGGATATTTTTCGCCGCCCACGGTCACGATTACCGGCGGCACGCCAGCCCGTCCCGCCACGGCTCGCGCGGTGGTTTCAAACGGCCGCGTGACTTCGGTGCTGGTCACAAACCGTGGGTCCGGCTACCAGACAACGCCCACTATCTCGTTTTCTGGCGGCATAGGATCCGGCGCCACGTTTGGCGTTACCGCTTCCGGGAAAGTGCTCCAGGTCAACGTCCTGAATTCGGGCCGTGGATACACCACCTCCACCGCCTGCACTGCCAGCAAGGCGACATACGTCTTCCATGCCGTGCGTCACGGCCTGCTGGCCGGAAGCACGTTTTCGTTCTCTTCGATTTCCGGTCCTTCGGCCGTCGCGACAATTTCGGCGTTCACCGCAAGCACTACCGGCGGTACGGTGACGTTTTCCACAACGCAGGCAAGCACATGGCAACGGGTCGCGCTGCCGACGCGCTCTGCCAACATCGTCTCGTTCTCCAACGCCACCCAAGCGTTCATCGACGTTCCGACATTCGGGCTTGGCGGCGCCACGGTCTACGCCGACCCTGGCCTGACCACGGGTGTTGAATACTACGCCGTGAAAGTTGGGGGGAATACATTCACCGCCGCGACAGAAACGGCGGGCTCAACCGACATTCTGACAAACAGCATCGCGTCGGCCGTCATCCGGATCCCGCCGCCGCGCATTGAGTTCGCGACAAACGGCGGGCTGGCGGATGCTTCCGCCGCGATTGTCATTGATAGCGCTGGCGGAGTCGGAAACGCTGTCGTCTTAGCGTCTGGCACGGGGCTCACAACGTCTTCGGTTGCTGCCACCGTAGTCGGCGGCGCCGGAACTGGTGCGCAGTTGCTGGTCGTCCCAGAATACTCCGTCTCTGGCGCGACCGTCGTCAATGGCGGAAGCAATTTTTTTACCGCCCCCGTCCTTACGTTTCGCGCAGCCACCAACGATCCGACCGGGTTTGGCGCCGCGGCGACTGTGAGCGTCAATTCCGCGGGGGCCATCTCTGGCGTATCCATGGTTTCCGGAGGCCGATACGCCGCCCCGCCGACAGCGCTCATTCTCAACACGGAGGCCAAGGCCCAGGCGACTATCGCGCAATCGCTCCAAGGGAAATACCAGTGCGCGATCCGTTACATCGATGACACGCCCCGCACTGATAACGGCCCCATTCCGTCGTCCATCTCGGAGTTGGTGGAGGTAGACGTGTCCTCGCCGCGGGAGTCGCTGACATGGTCGTTCACGCACTACGGCCTAGACGACCGTGTACACGGGATGGAACTGTGGCGCTCGTCCGCCGACCAGTCGGTAGCCCTGTATCGCGTGGCCACCATCCTGCGGTCGGATCCGGCGTTTACCGGAACCTACGTGGACACGTTTGCTGACCCAGAACTCCAGGACCAGAAGCGGGCCGACTTTGCAGTCCTCCCCATCATCCTGCCGTCCGGTCAGGTGAACGCCCGGCGCTTCGGTGTCGCGCCCGGAGAGTTTGCCGTGGCAGCCATGTTCCAAGATCGCGCATGGTTTGCCGTGGACACAAGCGGCGAGCGGCCCAATTCACTCCTGTACTCTGAGGTTGACGAGCCAGAGAGCGTCCCGCCAGAGAATGAACTGGTTCTCCAGGAGAACACGCAAGAGCCCGACAAGATCGTCGGCCTGATTCCGCTGGGCTCCCAGTTGCTGGTGGTCCAGTCGTCGCACATGTACGCCCTGTCGTACGTGGCACAGCCCGTGATCGATGCCTCCATGATCTTGGTGGCCTATCGCGGCATGCTCAATCCGCAGTGCGGCGATGTCCTTTCGGGCGTTGCGGTTTTGGCGGACAGCTACGGCATCTACTCGTTCGACGGCTCTAACGCAGAAGCCATTTCCGTGGCCATCGACAACTACTGGCGCGACAACATCATTGATTTCTCAAAGTCGTCGCAGTTCCACATGCGCGCCGACTCCGCGACGATGACCGTGCGGTTCTTCTACTGCCGATCCACAGACTCCGCTCCGGTGCGTGCGTTGTGTTACTGCATCGCCACAAAGGCATGGTGGGAGGAGACTTATCCGGTCGCCGTTACCGCTTCATGCCATAGCGTTGTCGGATCCAAGTCGGCGGTCCTCACTGCCACGCAGGCCGGATCCTTCCTGAAGCAATCTGGCCTCACGGATTCCGGGGCTGCCATCCAGTACAAGTTCCGCACCGGAAACCTGGAAATCGTCAACGAGCCGACGCGCGCAGTGTCGTTGCTGTACAAGCCAACGAACACCACCTCTGCGATTGACCTCGCGCTGCACTACAACAACTCTTCCAGCCCGCGGCCCAACGCCGTCCTCAATGACCAAGGGGCCGGCTTCATTGCGGGCGCTACGGTAGCCACGCTCAACATGAGCAAGACGCGCTCCGCGCTTGGCGATGCCAGTGGCATGGCGACCGCTCCGTACTCCGGGCGAATTGACGACCGTTCTGCCGGGGCCGACCGGCATATCGCGGTGGACTTGGCCGGCGAGCAGTCCGCGGATGGCGTTGTCTTGTACAGCATCCGCGCGAGTGGGGTGCAATAAATGCTGACCTCCGTCATGCCGGCGATGACCCGCGCCTTGCAAGGGTCGATGAACCCGCAGGCGATCAAACAGGTCACGCAAGCGCTTGGCAACTGCAACCAACAACTCACGCACCGCGGTGATGTGCAAATCCGGCCGGACGGCTGGGCGAACGCCACCAACTTCAACGGCACCTACGGTGAATTGCCCCCGTCGATGGAAGACTACAACAGATACGTTGGCGGATACACGGAAGGCGTTGACACCAACAATAACTTCTACAACAACCCGCTGTACAACACCCAGTTTGATTATGGGGACACGGTCCTTGTTGGCGGTGGTCCCGCCGGGGCCGCTGGGGCTGCGGGGGGGGACGGCGCAGCGGGCCCGTCTGGGCCTCCTGGCAGCGCAGGCGGGGCTGGTGCCGCAGGCTCTGACGGTCGCGACGGGGCATCCGGCGGGGGCGGCGGGCAGGGAGCGGCTGGGCCGGCTGGGCCCCCGGGCGAATCCGCTGGCGGCGGCGGGGCTGGTGGAGTGCAGATTGATATTGACAACATCATCGCGCAACTCATGGGGCGGCTGCGCGAGAAAGCCGCAGTTTCCTCGCTTGATCCCACAACCGGGTCGGCCTCCAAAGTCTCCACATCCAAAAAGGAGTTTGTGGTGGATGTTAAATGCGAGGGCGGTGAGATAGTGCCCAAATGGGAAGTCTATCGCATTGTTGAATTTGTGGAGGACGTAGACGTTTTGACGAGCGTCCGCGAGATCCCGGGCACGTATTACGGCCCGTAGGGGACATTGACTAGGTAGGAGAATACACTATGCAGTTTTGGGGTAATCCGGCCGCGTGGGGACCAGCAGCGCAAGTCCAGACCGCGCAGATTCAGGCCGCTGGGCAAGCTGCCGCCAACCAGTTTGGCTCCGTCGCAGCATTTGGCAATGCGCTGGGCGGCCTGGGAAACAACTACTCCGACATCTATAAGTCGTACGCCCAGGGCCTGGGAGGCGCTGGCACTAATCGCACCGGGGCGTACAACGCCTATGCCAGCGGATTGGGGCAAGCCGCGAACGCCTCCGGATTTGCTGAGGCCGCACGGCAGGCTTCGCTTGGCAACATCGGAACGGCTGCGATGGGTTCCTACGGGCAGGCCGCTAACTCTGCCTTGGGGGCGTGGGCGCAGAACCAGCTTGCCTACAACCAAGCGCTGGCTGGCCTTGGGCAGTCTAATCAGGCTGCACTTTCCCAATTGGGCACAAGTCGCAACGCCGCCCTGAGTGGGCTGGGCGGTGCGTACGCCGATCTTGGCGGCAGGCTTGGTGCCGCAACTGCGATTGGCAACATGGATTTCGGGATGGGCGGCAATGGGTTTAACGCAACCGGACCTGACGGCCGCGTGGCCTCCGGATCGTACAGCGGGGGCCGCTCGTCGCGCGGCGTGGACATGGAGGATGTGGGCACTCCGTCTTACCTTGGACTGGCAGCGCTTCAGGGCAACCTCATGGCCGGCGACATCACCGGCTCCCTGAATAACAACTACACGGACTCCATGAATCGGCTGGACAGCCAGCACTATTCGTCTCGCAACATGCCTAGCCAGATGCTTGGCCAGACGCTGTCCGGCCTGCTGTCGCTTGGGAGAGATGCTTACGGGCAGATTCGCGGCGGCATGAACCAGTTCTTCGGGAGCCAGAACGCGGCCCTCCGCAATCTTTCTGACGGCTACAGGGACACAACTCGCGACCTGAACAACTACGCCGGGAAGATGGGCGATGGCTTTGGCACCGCTAACGCCAACGTCGGCGGAC